AATAAACGCAATGCAATTCATTATGAGAACATGAGTGTTGCTTTAGCGGAGAGTGTTGCTAATCAAGGTCAAGGTTTTATTAATTCAATGGCGTTTGGTAACGGCGGAACAAGTGTTGATCCAACAGGAATTATTACATATTTGACTCCTAACAGTACTGGCACAAATGCAAGTCTGTATAATCAAACATACACCAAAGTTGTTGATGATAGAAGTGTTACAAACTTAGATCCTCAAAGAAACAAAATAGAAACTAGACACGTAAACGGAACAAATTACACAGATGTTCTTGTAACTTGTCTTTTAGATTACGGTGAGCCAAACGGACAAGATGCAGTTGATCAAGCATCGCAGGCAAATAGTTTATATGTGTTTGATGAACTAGGACTAGTAAGTTATTCGCCAAGTGGCACAGGCAAACTTTTAACACACGTAGTATTTCATCCTGTACAAAAAAGTTTAAACAGATTAGTGCAAATAGATTACACTGTTAGAGTACAAAGTTTGACAGGTTTTAACGAGGGGTAATAGATGTCATATACCATAAGTTTTTCTGATGCAGTAAACAAAGGTACTATCACTGTCGAAGACAACACAGTGAACAGTCAAACTAGTTTACAGTTTCCTGGAAAAAACACAACATCATATGGTACAATTATAGCAGAGAATTTTCTACACGTATTAGAAAATTTTGCTAACAGTACGGCTCCATTAAGACCAATACAAGGTCAAACTTGGTTTGATACAACAGCAGGCGTAAACCAATTAAAAATTTACGATGGTACAACATGGGTAGCATCAGGCGGACTTAAAAAAGCAATCAACCAACCAAGTGCTTCAGAAAGTATTACAGGTGATTTATGGGTTGATACAGATCAGCAACAATTATATCTATTCACAGGATCAGGCTGGATTCTAGTAGGTCCACAATACAGTTCAGGATTAGTTACAGGTGCAACACCTACAACAATCAAAGGAACTGATGATTTAGACTACACAATTATAAAATTAGAAGTTGCGGCTCAAACAGCGGCAATAATTGCAACAGATACATTCACTCCAAAAATTACAATACCTGGTTTTTCACAACTGCGTCCAGGAATTAATTTAAGTATAGCAAATATAAAAGGTGACGGAGTTGGCAAATTTTATGGCACAGCCGAAAAAGCAGATGCTCTTGTTGTTAGCGGCTCAACAGTAGCGGCAGGAAACTTTTTAAGAGCAGATACAACTTCATTAACAGATTTTCCAATTAAAGTAAAAACAGATGATGGTATAGAAGTAGGTGCCGCAGGATCATTTAAAATGTTTGTTGAACAACAAGCAGGTATAATTCAATTAGGCACACTAGATGAAGAAATAGATTTCAGATTAAACAATCAAGGTACAACGACCACTGTAATGAGATTAAGTTCTGCAGGACAAGTTGGTGTAATGAAAACAAATCCAACTGCTGTGTTAGACGTAGCAGGCACTTTATCAGCAGACGGTATTGTTACAGCAAATGATACAACTGATGCAACTAATATTGGTTCAGGATCACTTGTAGTAAAAGGTGGTTTAGGTATTGCTAAAAAATTATTTGTTGGAAATGATACAAGTATTGCAGGTAATTTAACTGCAAACAACATATCACCTTCTACAAACAATATACATAACCTAGGTTCTACAAATAATCAATACGGCAATGTTTATGCAAACACTTTTGTAGGAAATTTAACAGGAAACGTAAGTGGAACAGTATCAGGTACAGCAGGATCATCTAACAAATTAACTCAAGCAACAACATTTAATTTGACTGGTGATGTCACAGCAACAAGTTTTACATTTGATGGACAAACAGGTGGAACATCAAAAACTTTTAATACAAGTATAAGCAATTCATTTATTGGTAATCAAACATTAACAACAACAAGTCAAGTAAGTGATGAATTAGTAATTAATAGAACACAAGGTACAGCAGGTATTTTCAAAACAACTGTTGGTAACATTGTTAGTACTATTCCAACACCACCAGTAGGTTCAATTACATTATTTGCTGGTGCTACTTCTCCTGCTAATTGGTTAATGTGCGATGGTGCAGAAATTAGTAGAGCGGTATACAGCACACTTTATGGTGTAATAGGCACACAATACGGAACTCCAACAAGTTCTGCGGTGTTTAAATTACCTGACTTACGTGGAAGATTCCCATTAGGTAAAGACAATATGTCTAACCCAGGTTTAGGACAAGGTTCAGCGGATAGAGTTACAGCGGTAGCGGCAGATAATTTAGGTCAAGGTGCAGGTGATGAGAAGAAAACAATCACAAAAGAAAACCTACCAGATCACGAACACAATATGAGAGCAAACAATGGTGATCAATTCTTTGGTTCAAGAATGATAGCAGGTGCATCAACAGATAATGAAGTAACAACTAGAGATGGACCTGATTTAACAAATACACTAGGTGCTCAACAATTACCTAATTCAGGTGGAATCAGCGGCACAATAGGACAACAAATGGATGTAATGAATCCTTACATGACATTGAACTATATAATTTATACTGGAGGCATTTAATGAGTTATAAACTAAACAAAACAGATGGTAGTTTACTTGTTGATCTAGTTGATGGTCAATTAGATACTACTTCCAGTGACTTAACACTTATAGGAAGAAACTATTCAGGTTTTGGTGAAGTTTTAAATGAAAACTTTATACAACTTTTAGAAAACTTTTCAAACGCAACAGCACCTATTAATCCGTTAAGAGGTCAATTATGGTTTGATACAACTGAAAATAGATTAAAAGTATACAACGGATCGGCTTTTGTTGCTTCAGGCGGTACAACAGTTTCTAACACACAACCAAACATGGTTGCAGGTGATATTTGGATCAACAACGAAACAAGTCAACTGTATTTCTTTGATGGTACAAATTTAAAATTAGTTGGTCCAGTATATTCTAACGCCCAAGGAACTTCAGGTTTTGAAGTTGTAAGTTTATTAGATACACAAAACGTTACACAACACGTTATTAAAATGTTTGTTGCAGGCAGTTTAGTAGGCGTTCATGCAAATGCAGTATTCACTCCAGTGGCAACAGGTAGAATTACAGAACTTGTATCAAGTTCTAATCCAAATGGCGAAATCAAAAAAGGTTTTAACACTGTAGGCACAGATTACAAATACATTGGAACAGCAACAGTTGCCGAAGCACTTGTTGATGGTAATGGAACAATTAGAAATGCTGACAGTTATCTTGTGTCAGATGGTGATGACACAACTGTAGGTGCATTAACAATACAAAACAATGCAGGTTTAACAGTAGGTCTTAATAATAACACAAAATTACAATTTACAAACAATGCATTCACTATTGCCAATCAATTAACAGGACAAGATGTAGAAATTAAAGTAAGAAATCCAGCAGAATTGTCTGCATTGAAAGTAGATGCAACAAACAGTAGAGTTGGAATTTACAAAGTATCACCTACAAAAACTTTAGACGTAGGTGGAGATGTTAATATTGATGGTAATCTTGTTGTTGCAGGTACAACAACATCCATAGATGTACAAGATTTAAGAGTAGAAGACAAAAATATTGAACTTGCAATAGACAGCAACGGTAATGTAGGTAATGATGCCGCAGTAGATGGTGGTGGTATTATATTAAAATCAAGTCAAGGTGACAAATCATTTGTATGGCAAGATGGTACAGACAGTTGGACAAGTTCTGAATTTATAGATTTAGCGGCGACTAAAGGAATAAAAATTAACACAAACACAGTTTTAACAGAAACGGCATTAGGTGCCAGTGTAACTACTGCACCTGGTTTAACAATACTTGGAACTTTAACACAATTAGTTGTAGATGATGTAACAGTTGATGGTTCAAGTGTGTTTACTTCAGCAAACAGTTTACAATTAGGCAGTAATGGTCCAATCACAGTATTGAGCAGTAACAGAATTACAGGAGTAGGTTCACCAGTAAATGATTCAGATGTTGCAACAAAAGGTTACACAGATGGATCAACTGTAATAGGTTTAGATATGAACGTGACTGGATTGAATATGGCTTCGCCTTACAATGATGTAAGAGACGAATTAGAAAAATTATTCCCAGCAGGCGGTTACACATTGGCAAGTCCTAATAGACCAACAAATGCTAATTTTTCTAACAGTGTAATACCAGCAAGAGGACAAGGTGCATTGGCAAGAGTAAGAGCAGTGAACTATGGTTCAGGTGGTGGTTTCAGTATTCCAAGCATACCTTTTGCAGGTTTGAAAAACTTTACACCAGTTGACCAAACAATTACTACTCAACAAAGAACAATACAGACTGTTACAACGTACAGTCAAGATAACAGTTTAGGTACAACAACAAAAATTACTTGTTCAGCATCACACTACTACGAAGCAGGTCAAG